TGGACATCCCAAATGGACGGTGCAATATATTCACACACGGGGCTAACAAGCATAGTATCCACGTGACTTTTAAGGAACGATGTAAGCAGTCCCTCGGCAGAAGATACCATCCACAGGCGGCAAGTCGATATTTCCTCCTGGTTTACACACCGGGCATAAAACCGTCTATACAAAGTGCTGTATGTTTTCTCGTAGGCCGAATCGGGAGAACAATCCCCCGTATCGGTCTCGAATATCGCACCGATTATGGCCTTTCCGAGAAAGCTAGATACGCTAAAATCCGACGGATGGATACACATAATGCCGATTCCGTTGGCGAACATGTTGTCCTGCAATACCGCACCCTTTCCGGGCAGAATCTTGGAGCGGAAATACGGGGAAAGCGACAGGGCGTCCAATATCATGTCGCTATAACAACCATTAACATTATGGCCGACAATGGCAAAATTAATGGACGTATTAGGCATCAACGACCATACCTCATGCGGATTATTGACCAATGTAAGAATATACAGGTCGTACAGGAACCCTATGACTGCCGCAGTAGTCCGTCCGGTCCCGTAACTACCCGCCAACAGGACTTCCACGCAGCTCGGGTGTAACGGGTCGGCATAAATAGATTTGAGTTTGTCAACCCAATAGGGATACACGTCCGTAAAGTAGGCCCCCAAATACTCGGGGTCCTTGATGAACGTCTCGATGTCTACCGGAGTAGTAGTCAAGTCTTGTAGTGTCATGTCTTTCATAAAGGCTCCTTATAATCGTTCCCGACTTGCCCAAGTTGCTATTAACAGACCGTCCGCATCCTTGTGCTTTCGGATGGCTTCGGCAAACTGCGGATACAGTCTGCAACCAATCTCCTTGGATGCTTTCTTGAGTTCAGCAGAACCCTTGATACCCTGTGGCAACATTTTCTTCTGCCACGGGCGAGAATCCGTGTAGGTTAGTGGAACACCCAAATCTTCCAGAACACAAAGGGTTGCTTCCAAAGCCCTCATAGCCGAAAGAGTAGTTACAAACTGTTTCGGGTTCACACGGGGACGTTCCAATATTGCAAGGGCTTCATAGGGCTTATGTTCGCCCAAAATCTTCAAGACCAATTCACGAAGAGCCTTACGGTCGATGCGGGTAATATTCTTGGCGGCTTTCGTATAGGACTGCTCTTCAAACTTCGGAGTTTCTGCGAAACCCGTATCAACATCCTCGCCAAGCCAACCGATAGACCCCGATGTACCATTGTCGATACCTATATAAAGGTTTCTCATAATTACACAACTCCGGTTACATAACGTCTGAAAGTTTACGGATAAGCGCACGTTCGGCAACCACGTCGCCTGCGCAATACTGGCCGATTTCCGCAATCTTTCCCTGTCGGAAAAGTTCGGCTACCTCTGAACCGCACGTGGCTTCCTTCGGGTCCTTGATGCCGAACAGGAGACATGCGGAGCGGAGCGACATGGACGGGCCTCCCCCGAAACGCATGATTTCCATCGTATCCTTGTGGGGGACTTCCCACGGCTTCCGGCCACCTACGTTGAGACTGCACGGGAGACGATTGCACTGCGCAATATAACGCTTGGCCAAGAAGGGAATGTCGAATCCCTTGATATTGTGACCCATGAGCGTCACGCCCATGTTGTTCAGGGTTGGATAGACCTCCTCCAACATCTCCGCTTCCTCTTCCAAGGAGCCGGCAGTGAACACCATCGGTTCCTCGTCCGTAAGGGCGTTGGCATAGGCGATGGCGGTAATCATGCCGAACTCGCCATGGAGTGCAGCCATGTCCTCCAAATCCTGCCCTTCCTTTCCGGGATACTTTTCCGAAGCCCACTGCGGATACCACGTGTCCATGATTCCGGGTCTCGGTACAGTCTCGATGTCGATTACAATTCTTCGGGCCATAATATTTACCTCCGGGTATGTATATAACAAGATACCATAGGCTAGTTCACCAACTCCCCGTTCGGGAACTTGAGCATCCTGCACGCCTCCTGTCTTTCGTCCGCAGCAGTAATTCCGTCCTGGCTTGCCACGGCCATCTCCTTGAACTGCTCGGAGTAGTCCCGTATACAGGCATCCGCCACCTCCAACTGTCGGGAGAGTTTTTTCAAGTCCATGTTCAGATGATAATTGTTTGCTGCGAGGACGGGCATGACATCCGCCTCCACGAGAAGGCGCGCCACCAACTGCAAGTCCAGCTTTCCGGACTCCAACAGGTCCTGTATCCGTGCCACGTTGTCCTCGAACGTGGCGTTAGGGTCCAACAGGGAATGCAGCACGTCGAACGGATTAACCGTATCAGCCATTCTTATTCCTCGATATCACTTTCGGTGCGGTCCTGTTGTACTTGGAAAATTCCACGTAGTCCGAGTATCGGGGTTTCGCCTCCCTCGGTATCCCGAGCAGTTCCTTGTGCTGCCGGATGCTCTCCCACGAGCGGTCGGGTACGACGTTGCCGGCAAGCAACGTGGCATCCTCGGTCGGGGACCAGAACCATTTGCACTTGCCCTTGCGTAATTCCTTCCAGGGTATCCCGTGCTTGTGCGCGTACGATGCCGCCTGCAAGTAGGTACGGCCTTCGGGCACATCGCCACATTCTACACATTTCTTTTCGGTGTCTGTCCATCTGCGATGCGGAACATTGCGAGACATAGCCACTCTCCTGATTGCATTGTCTATCAGCCAGTTTCAAGTGGTCGCTCCGATATGTCCTTAGATTCTAATATAATAAAATATCGGTGGCAATGCAAGAGGATACCGACTACGGGGTATCGTCATCCGGTTTCGGTACGAGGCTTTCGGCCTCCGGGTTCTTCTGACGGAACGTGGTAAGCATATAGGACATGGACTCGTAGCTGTCCCTGTCGTTTGGCCTGTGCACGATATTTCGGATGTCCCGGCCTGCGTTCGTCACGGGTGGTATCACGATTTCCTCGTCCTTGAACATGTCCAACAGTTTCATGTGGGTGCGGACGGCGCTGCGCAGTTGCAGTGCTACCCAATGGAAGGAGTCCGCAATATTCTCCCGCTGCGCCACCTTCTCCGCATTGGTCACGAAATCTTCCAACTTGGTCACCATGGCCGACGTGTAGGCCCATATCGCCCTGCGCAAGTCCTTCTCCAATCTGTTCTTCTTGCAGGCGTACAGGAATAGTGCGCTCTGTACCCACTCCATAGACTGCGGGCCGATTTTCTCGCGGATTTGACGGGCACGCTCACGCGCCTGTCTGCGTGCCTTGATGTACCTGGAAGCCCCAATATTGAATGCACGGGCCTCTGCGTACTTCTTGGCGGACATCGGTACGCCCCCGATGTATATCTGACCCTTCTTTGCCATGGTTCTAGTCTACCTGCTTTGACGGACGTACGTGCGGCTTGTCTGTATCGGGCACATTGATGATTTGGGAGGCACCCGCCAAGGCGTCGATAAGCGATTCCATAAACCTTGCGTATTCCTCGTTATTGACGAACGGCTGAATCTTCTCGTCAGAGATAATATCACGCAACGTATTGTAGATGTTGGAGATTACAGTAGCCGAGGCGTCCGCATATTCCAGGCGGTCGAGTTCGGACGTGTTGATGGCGCAATACTGCATCACGTTCAGATGGCCACGGACATCGTACCCGTAAGATGCCAGGAGGTCGGTTGCAATGGTCGAGATGAACTCGTTTATTGCGAACTGACCCGCCTTGACCTGTCGGGCGTAGCGGGCGTAACGTCTGAGCGAACCACCGGGCTTGGTCTCGTCACGTCCCGTAAAGATGAACTCGGGCGGGATGGCCTTGATGTCCAGGATGAGGTTGCGCTGCTTCTCCACCCTATCGGGGAGTCCGGCCACCGTGGAATCGGCTGCTGCGTTGAGCGAGGGGGCAATGGCCCCGCGTTGGCTCTGTTGGGGGACGACACGGAGCTTGGTGGCCTCGGCTGCGTACATCTTGATGGCACCGAGATTGTAGGTATTGACAGTCTCATCACCCGTGTTGTTGATGACCTTCTCGTACCAGGCTGTAAATTCCTTGAGCTGTTCAAGGTCAAGCCCGTCGGGTGCCGTAACGGAAACAAGGGAATTGCGTTGGAGGGCGGCATTGATGGATGCGAGGTCCAACTGCTCAAGCATCTCTAGCCCGACTAACTTATCGTAGATTTCAAAACAATAGGGCCTGCCGATGCTGCCCGTCTGGGCGATAATGGAATCGCGGCCTTCCATCGTGATTGTCATCGGGTTCAGCGACAGACGGGACCTGTCGCTCTGCATGTCAAGACAGATAATTTCCTTGTTGTCGAGCTGCTCGATGGTATTGATTTCGGCTGCGGACATCTTGTAATACATCGGCCTTGCGCCCAAGCCGTCCAACGATATCGTAAAGATGGAACCCGGTTGGGCGGTATCCTTCAGGCCTACGATATGACGTTGCTTGTCACGGATGTACTCGCAGAAAAATTTCCCGTAGAATATGGCGTCAAAGATAATCTTGGACACGTACTTGTCGAACTGGGTGGATTCACGGAAATCCTTCAGAATCCTGTTGGCCTCGTTGGACTTGGGATACTTGTTGTCCACAACGATGTCGAACGTGTGCTTGGTACGGGGGTCAATTGCTAGGATGTCGTACGACAGCGTATCAATCATCGCAATGACGAGGTAATGGTACTTCAGCGGTTCGTACTTGTTGATGTCGTTGCGGTACCGGATGAACTGCTCGTAGAGCTGGGTGAGCAGTCCGATTTCGGACACGGAGTTGGATTTGATTTTTCTGAGCAGTGCCTTGTCGTGGGCGTTAGAGGTAATCAAGTCCTCGACGGACACGATACGGGTACCGACTTCCTTCAACAAGGTGTAGTCGGCGAAGGCGTTAATCAGTCTGCTTGTCCATGGGCCATAAATGTTCATGCCCTAAATATACCATATTTGCCGAAAAA